TTTGGTTTTCTACTGCGTTAAGGAAGTCAATTGTATTTCCAAGGTCTGCACTAGATATGGCAAAAGCATTTTGCAAAGCAATTGTAGTTTGTAGTGCTTGTTGTTGATCTATTTGACCAAGAACCGATAGCCTTGTTGCCTGTGTGGTCTGTTGCTGTAGGTCTACCCCTTTAAAGCCTGCTGCTGCTGCTTTGGAGGCCAAATCTACTGTTGCTGATGCTGCAATGCCATATTGTGTAAACCCCTTAGCAAGGTCCTGGATGCCTGCCAGAGCCTGTGCAGATTCTGCTTGTGTTGTTCCTAAATCTCCATAAACTTTTTTAAATGCAATTGCTGCAGTTTCCATTTGATTAAATGCTTTAGTTGCAGTCATTCCAAAGGCTGCAAGTGGAAGACTAAAACCAACCATCAACTGTCGGCCAGCCCACTGAGTATTTTTACCAAAATTAAGAAGATTAGTAGATCCTTGTTTTAATAACTGATTAAACAATTGTTGTTTTTGAGCAGCCAAGGCTGTTTGAGTTGATATGCTTGACATGTCAAGATTTTTTGGAGTAATTGCCATGGCTTGCATGATGCCATTAGTACTTTGTCCCATTTTAATATATTGGGTTTGAAGTTTTTTTACTCTTTCTTCTGCTACCCTGCCGATTGTGTCATATTCAGTTCTAAATGTTTTACCAAATGTTTTTGTAGATGCAGTTGCATAGCGGAAATATTCACGCATGCTAAATTTATTTTTCTCAAGTGAATCTGTAAATGCTTGAGAACTAGTTTTAACATTAACCATTTGTGCAGAGAATGCACCAATTGAGTTAACGCTATTTAAAAAGTTTTTCTGAAGTGACGCTTGAGCAGTTGCTGCTGCTGCACTTGATTTGGCAATAGAGGTGTGGAACTGCGAAATTTGTCGTTGTAGCGATTTTAATTCCGCTATGGCTGACGAAGAATCAATGCTTATGCCAATATTAGCATTAACATCAGCCATTTTTAGTTACACACCTCTTCTATTTAATTATGCATTGATCGCAAGAATGTCGGAAGCATCAGTTAGTTTTACGCCAGATGCTGCTTCTACAATCTTATATACAGTTGGTAGATCTAAAAGGTCTTCCAGTTTAGAAATGTCAGTAGCCAAATCAGGCTTATACTGTTCCATTGCAATTTGAACACATTCAATTAGAAGTGTCATAGACTTTTCGTTATCTTCCGCCACCGCTGCGACACCCTCAAACTTCTTCAAAAAAGGACGAAGAAGAGAGATCTTAAGAGGACGTAGGCTAATCTTTGTTCCATCGATTAGTTCTACTGAATTTTCCTCATATTTTGTCGTTGCCATTTACCCTCCTTATTAAGGTTAAAACAATTATAGCATAACGCCTGGGTCACGACTGTCTTCATAATCAAGTCCCATACCGATACCAAACCCTAATTGTTTTGCTTTTGGTCCTTGTAATGATAAAACATCATTTCCATCACTTGTTGCTCCACCACTAAACACTCTAGCCTTCATCGCTTCCCACTCATCTTGACCCTTACCATTTCCTTCATCTAAATCAACACCTTGAATTGCAGCAAGGAATTTCTTTTCTTCATATGCTAATTCTCTTTGGCTTGCTAATGTAGCAATTAGTTCAGGCATTGACATAGACAGTTCTAGTTCATGATAGTCTTTCCAAATGCCCAACAAAAAAACCTCTGACTCTATTTTTGCTAGATCTAGTTCATCCCAAGTTGATCCACTTTCTTGTGCTTGTGAAGTAACTGGTTCTTTTGATTTTTCATTAATTTTAATTCCAGCAGCAATATCTAAAATACTATAAATAGTTGGTAGGTCTATATTTTCTTCTATATCTTCAATAGATTTTGAAAGTTGTGGATAATACTGCTTCATACAAACTCTTGTACATTCAGTTAATATCTGTATAGATTCTTCATCATTTTTTGCTAATTTTATGTTTTGAAAAAACTCCATAAATTCACGTAGATATTTTATTTTTAATGGAATAATTTCTAACTCAGTATTATCTAATAAATAAACTGTTTTAGTTTGATATATTGTAGTTGCCAAAATTCCCCCTGTTTATAACTATTTTAGCATACAAAGCAACAAGGCCCACCTCGTTAGAAGTGGACCCTGTTTTGTGTATTATTAAATTATTATGATATTGCCCATGTGCGGTCAACAATTTTTCCATATGAACCAGAAGTGTCTTCTGGAAGCATGCGGAATGTGACTTCGAACATAGACGGAGCATCACGCTTTGCAGATACTGTTACATTGTCAATTGACAAAGCACGGTATGCTGTATATACACGCTCTACAAAAGCAGAATCTGCACAGTCACCAGTTCCTGGACCAACAGCAACGATTCCTCGTTCTACTGGACATTCACCAATTTCTCCAGCAGACATGTTAAGAACCTGTCCGTTAGATGTTGACTTTGTTCCGCTTAAGTTTGAATTTTTGTATGCTACTGCTAACAATAGGTTTTCTAGAGTTGCTTCAGCAAACGCTGTCTTTAGTGTGACCTGCATTCCTTGCTTGTAAAGTTTTGCAGCGTCAAGAACTTGATCAACAGCAACCTCACCGAAGTTTGGTTGGAATGCTAATTCAAGTCCGTTCATTGTGTAACCAACGTTAGTGTAATCTGGAGAATCTGCTAGTGTGTCTTTAAAAGACTCTGTACCAACAAATGCTTCTAGACTGGCTGCATCAAGTGTAGTGTCTGCTACAAAAAGTGCTGCTGCACCAACGATAATATTGGTCGATGTACCACGGCTATATGCCATATTTTCACCTCTTCCTTAAAGTAAATATGAAGTTGTTTGGCGTGTTTCCTCAAACCAAGTATAACAGCATTTTTAACTATATAAAGAATCTGTCTTCTTTACATGGTAGTCATATTCGACTATTAACTTATTCGCATAAACAGTTCTAGCAGTAGCCAGGGATATGAGGTCTCTAGTTTCATCAGCCTGGTATACCTTGATATTATGAAAAAATACATTTTTGGGAACTGATCCTCCAGTACCGTCAGATACGCTGTTAGATGATGACCATAGATTTACATCTTGGGCAGCAGCATCTTCACGGTCTAGGGCTTCTGTGATAATTCTATGGCTATCTAAAACCTTAGTCAAATTAGTAGAATATAAATAAAACATCAATTGTTCTCTTTTATGAGCATACATTGTGCTTGGTCTAAAACGCAATAATCTTTCATATTGTATTAATAGTGGATCTTGTATTCCTGGAGCACCAACATAGTTGCTAAATACATCTTCTATATTGGTTGGTGATGTAGGAAATATTGGAGTCATTTGTTCAAACCCTGTCAAAATACCAAACCTCTTTAACTCATCAACAAGATACCCATTTATAAAATGTGGTGGATATCCAGTATAGTCATTTATATTAAGAGTCATATACCTATTCTACACCAATCTTTGCATTAGCAATCCATTTAAATCCTGTTTCTACGCCCTTAGATTTTCCAGCCTTTAATCCTGCAGCAACATTTTCTTTGTATAGTTTTGGCTTGCTAATATAATCATAAATTCCAGAAGCCTTTAAAAATGATTGTTTAAAATATTGTTTAATAAACTCATCCACAATTTGCTCAAATGATCCTACAACTTGAGTTCCTCCAGGATCTTTAATTGTTATTTCTTTTTTAGTAAATACTGTTTCTCCAGCACTTTTGAATACTAAAACTCCAGAACTTTTTGGTTTAATAGTTACTGGTATTCCATCTTCCATAATTTTTGCTTTATTATAAAACGGAGTTTTTGAATCTTGTGACATAGTTCTTGATTGTCTAAATGTTGATTTTATTGATAAACCTAAATTATTAACTGTATAATTTAAATCAAAAAGTCTGGCTTGTGGGCTACCAGTTTGATACCATTCATATACATGATGTAATGCTTTCTGATTCATTTTTGCGTTAACATCTATATATGAGCCTAGTGCTAAAATTGTTCCTTTTCCAAGGTTATCTAAAAATAATGTTTTTCCTGAATTTGCACCGTCAATAAAACCAAGTGAATACTGAACAAGATTATCCATTTGTTTTTCAAAAAGAACTGTATTTAGGTTAACTTTCATTAGTCACCGACTGCTTGGTTTTCTGCTCTACGCAGAACAACCCTATAATAATCTATTGTTCCCATTGGGCCTACAAAAGGTTCTACTGTTGCAACTTCAAAAATTGTTCCTCTTCCATCTCTTGGGCCAGCAGATTCTCTATATACTAATTCTGATGTAGATGTTCTTATGTTTGAAACTAGAATATTTGTAATTGCATTTGATGCTTTGTGTGATGAAAATCTTGGATCATTTTTTGTTCTACCAACTAATTTGCCCTCCATTTTAATATATGCATCTGGAGTGTTATCCTCTATACCTTTACGAGTCATTGGTGTTAAACTACAAGCAATACTTCTATCATATACCCATTCTTTACTTGGTTGTCCGTATGATGTTTGTGTAATTATTGGATAATAGATATCGCATAACATTGGAAACATGTAATCGGTATCTTCGCATACCAACGCCATTACAACATCCCTGGAGTAGCAAGAGTTGTAATATATTTTTGAAGAACTGTATCAACAAGAATATTGCCAGTACCAAAGAATTTAGTAGGATCATATTCAACTGTAAATTGATCTGTTTGAAATCTTGTAATATAACGAGTGTAGTGTTCCATTTTGCCACATTTAATATCATCAATTAATCTAGTTACTGCATCTCTGATTGCATGTGGAATAACTTTATACCCTGCTTGATAAATAAATATATAATCTGTTCCTTCTGGAAATGAAACAGAGTTATTATTAGTTTCTAAATATGGATTATCTGCTGGAGAATATGCATATACAGAATCTGATGAAGCAAAACGATATTTCATTGGTTTTTTTTCAGAACGATTCCAAGCACCAGACTCAATTACTGGAGATTTAACAATTGCAGATCTATCTTTTGTAACTAAATAATTATAGTCACCAAGTGCTGGTGGAGATTGTTTTGAATCATATACTAATTCTCCATTTTCATAAACTTCATCAATCGCATAAACTGTTTCCCATAAAGGCATATAGTCTGTTCCTTGACCAACTACTTCAAGAACATTTTTTTCAAATAAAAATCCTCCAGGAACAATTGAATCTACAATTGCTCTAGCAAGTTGTTCATATGATGCATATTCAGCAATTTCAGATGCAGTAGTTCCTAAAGTACTTGGATCTACATATGGCCTTACAATATTTAAAATATCTTGAACAATAATATGCTCTTCAACATCATTATTAATTTCATAAATTGAAACGGTATAATCATGATCAAATTTAATAAAATCTCCAGTAAGTGGAAACGTTAACATCCCATGTGCATCTGTTGTAATAACCTCAGATGCCTCAATTGTTCTAGGAGCATTTTCAATAGTAAATAAATAATCAGTGTCAGCATCTGGCATCTGATATTTTACCTCTAGTGGAAATGGTGGGAGTCTAAGTATAATCATTTTTATTTACCGTAAAAGGTTGCCACTTCTTCTGGTTTAGCAATTCTTACTGATTTATGTGTAATCCATTTTTCAGACATTTCTTTTGAAACAATGTTATACCCTGGAACCAAAGCACCAACACCACCCCAGTAAAGATTCTTTTTTGAAAAAACAGCAACTTGTTCTACTGGTTCTTTTGTTTTTTTAATTTGATCTAATTGTTCTTCTGTTTTTCCAACTTCTGGAAAAAATGAAGCAATAACCTCTAATATTTCTGATTTTTTAGAGACGCCAAATAAATCAATCTTATTTTCTTTAGCGTAAGTCTTAAGTTCCCCAACTGTTTTACTACCAAACTCATCGATAAACGACATAAATCCTCCCAAATATTATTTTAAATATAACAATTATTTATTGTGATATGTTTTAATTTCTTCATCAGATGCTAAACGCACAGATGCTTTTTCAAGCCATTTGTTTGCTTTACCTGCTGGAACTGCATTGTAACCTTTTTGTAGAATTCCAAGACCCAAAATTTTCAAGTCTTTCATCGCATACAAAATTGCTGTCTTGTCATTTGATGGCTTTTCTTCAGCCTTATGCTCTATAGCAGACTCTACAACTGCTGGAGCCTCTACTGCTGGCTCAACTGCTGGAGCCTCTACAACAACTTCTGACTCTGCAATTGGTGCTGCAGGTGCTTCTACATTAATATCATGATCTTCAACAACTGGTGTTGGATCATTGCTTTCAAAATTAAAATCTGACATGATTGCCTCCTTGTTAAATTATACCAGAATACTTATCTTTTTTTACTATGACTTTTAAATCCACCTTGTATTGCATGCCTTACTCCATTTGGTCTTCCGCTTGGATTTACTGCATTTGGTCCAGATGTATCACCCATTGTAAAATTTCCTGCAAGTTGTCCTAAAACCATATCAGTTGTTAATCCTCCTGCAGCACTAATAATAGCACCACCCACACCACCTGCTGCAAATGCGCCTTCTGCATTAATTGGATTGTTTGAATCTGAACCTGGATAAGACATATTATCTCCTTAAATGAGAAAGGAGGGCAGTGTTACCTGCCCCCCTTATTTATTCATCTAAAATGAATTAGGAATCGCTTGCTGCGTCTGCGTATGCAACAGCATCAAGTTCTTCCCATTGTACGCCAAAGCGAACGAATACTGTATATTCGATTGTATCCTTCTTAGGACGATACTCACGGTTTACAGTGATATCACGCTGGAATCCCCATACACGGTTCTGTGGGAATGTCAAGTCGACATATCCTGCAGGGTAGTAAGGAACTTCCTGTACGTCTACACCAAGAACACGGGTAGTGCGAGCATTACCAAATGTTTGTGCAACGCCATCAAGGTATGCTTGACGGTTTGCAGGTGTACCTGCTGGAGTACCAGCAAATGCTTCTGCGATTGCATCAGCAAGTGTACCATTGTGCTTTACAATGCCTTGGAAGGCATCTGTACCAGCATAGAACTTAAGGTTTGACTTAAGTGCACGATACTTACGTGGCATAGCCAAGATGATATCCTGCATAACTGGAGTTGTCCAAGCATCTCCAGCAACTGTTACAATTGCCTCGTGTGCTCCTGAACCAGCATCGGTTGTACGATCAACAAATCCTCGCATAATTGAAAGGAAGTCTCCTGTTGCACCATCGCCGTTAATAGCAAGATCTTCAATATCGTTTGCAAATGCATTGGTCATCAAGCGAACTAAATGATCTTCCAATACTGCGCCTTCGATATTGTCTTCAAGTGCTTCTGTTGATACTTCCCAGTCAAGACGAATCTTCTTTGTAGTCAATTCTACCTTTGAGAATGTAGCACCAGCATTTGTATAATTGTTAGAACCCTGTGCTGCTGCACGGATTACACGTTCACCAACATTGACTTTTTCAAGTTCAATGGTGTTGGCTCTCATTGTTACTTTGCGACCATCTTTAGCGAGAATTGTTGCATCCCACACGTAGTCGATGAAGCGACGAGCCTGCTCTGGTAGAAGAATACCTCCGAGTGAACCCACTGGGTTTACTGCGTTAGGTCCTGATGTTACGCCAGCAAGTGCTGTTGGTGTATTACCAAGAATTCCTGCTGCTGGGTTGGATGTTCCTCCAATTCCACCTGACGCTGTTGCGCCTTGGGAATTGAATTCATTACCTGCTCCACCTGAACCAGGATAGTTCTTCTCTAGAACTTCGTTATTTGTTATTTCCGACATTATTTCACCTCCATAGTGTTTTCTTAGTTGAATAGGTCGGTTGTTTTGAGGAAACGTCCGCCCCATAGGGATTTCTGAACTTTTGAGGGTTCAAACTGCACGATCTCGCCTAGATCGCCAGACTTGCGGAAAGCGGTGTCTTGCTCTACAGCATCTACTCGCTTGCCAAACTCATCATATTGATTCTTAACTGCGCTGACCTCATTTGAAACGCTGTTAATTGACTTACTTAGTTCTGCAACTTGTTCGTGAAGAGATTTCACTGTTGTTGCAAGATCGCTAAAGGCTGATGTCAAAGTCTCTTTAATTTCAGAAACTGCCGAAACGACTGTCTCATCTGACTTTGATACCTCTGCAGTTGCTTCTGCTTGTGCTGGTGATTCTATTGTAACTTCTGCTGCAATAGTAACATCACCCTCAACTGGAACAACCTCTACAGCAGTTGCTTCAACTGAAGCGTCATTCTTTTCAACTGTAGTAGCATCTGCCTCTGGAGCGACCTCAACATTTTCAACAACTGTTGTTGTTTCATCTGTCATTTGGTTTGCCTCCTTTGTAATCTTAGAAGTATTAATGCCTTTAGCACTATCAACTAAGAACTTTATTGTGTCTATATTGTCTGTATCATTCTTTTCAACAAAACCAATATTTTCCATTGTTTTTGTGCATGATGGACATTCATTATTTATTTTCTCAGAAACCTGAACGATATCGTCTGAATTACACCAAAAAACATTATTAATTTCTGCTTTTGATAAATAACCACTAATTTCATTTTTTCCATTTACTTTTTCAATTGAAACAATATTTGCAAATTGATTTGCTGGATTGTCAACAAGTGAAAGTTCATGTAGTTGATATTCTTTAATAATTCTAATTGACTTATCTAGTTCTGCGTTATATGCATCTTCAGTTTTATTAATGCTTCCACCAATAGAAAATCCAGTTAGAGTTCCATCAATAACTTTTTCCCAAGTATCTTGTGCACCCTTTGAAACATAGGCAGATACATAAACTCCACTATAAAACTTTTTTGAATTTGGATCAAAATACTTATCTTCTTTAAAAGAAACAATTCTTCCAACAGCATTTGCTTGGTGCATTTCTCTTAGATTTCCACGGAAATTCTTAAATGCTTCTAGGCTTGCACCTGTGTCTACAATATCATCTTGCTTGTCAATATTATCTAGTGTAGCAAAACCAGAGACCATTCTACGCTCAATATCGACTTTGCCAATTGGCATGGATATTGTAACGTTATTGCCTTCAGTCGTCAAATTAGCCTTATTTATAAACATGGTGAATCTATTATAGCATTTGTTTATAGAGTTTTCTCAACTATTGAGACGCTCTACCTTCGCCCTTTGGATTTCTTCCAGATACGGTGGCTGTACCATCAGATTGAGTATTTGTTCTTTGTGCATCCCTTGCCCTGTTACCCGCAGAATTGGCATTAGCATCTGCTGCTGCTCTGGCAGTTAGTTGCAATGGACTATCTCCATGTTGTGCTTGTGGCAAATCAAGAATTTCACGTGCTTCATTAGGAAGCATAATTTGATTCTTAACGTATCTTTCAAGAATTTGAGATTGTGCAATTTCATCTGTAAGGGTAAGTTCATTAAATCTAAACTCTAAAATATCTGTTTTTTCTCTAATAATTTTATTGATAATTTTTTCAAGATGTGTTTGTGCTGGTCTTGAAACTTGCTCTTTAAATGTTCTATCTTGAGCAAGTGCTGAAGCAAGGCCAGACTCTGATCCACCAAGTTTTGAAATAGGAACTTGATGAGCAATTAAGATATCGTCACGATTTTGCTTACGGTATTCTTTAAATGATCCTTCTTGAATTCCATTTTCAATAGCCTTCATATCAAACTCAACCTTAGTATGGTCTTGATCTCCAGGAAGTGGAATATAAAGAGTTCTATGGGACTGAGACTTTAGTCCAGTCTGAAGGAATCTAAACATCTTATCTTCTGCATCTGCAGAAAGTTTTGCACCCTTAAGTGTAATTATATATCTTGGTACAGCCTTGTTTTGGAAATAATCAATATTGTATTGAGATGCATGTTGATCACCAATTAATGATGGTAATGCTGCAACAATATCTGGAACTCCATAAAAAGTATTTAATGGAGAATACTCTTTAATATGAATGATCTCATTTGGACGTTGATCATCTGTAAGTGGATTTTTATTATTTGCTGCAAAATTTCTAAAGTATACAACTTTTGGACCAATTACCTGTACATATCCATCACGCAATCTGCGAACTCTCATTGTTGTAGATGGTACGTGTCCTACATAACCAATTTCTCCGCCAGTAGTTCTGCCAATTTCAATATATCCATTACCAGTTGCTTGAACATCTGTATAAACTTTTTCCATTGTCTTTGTAAAACTGTCATCATCATTAAGTGATTCTATCCAGTCACGCAATTCAATTTTTGCACGTTCAATTCTTTTACGAGCACGATCTACTGAGCCTGGATCTTCTGCTGTTTCAAACCTTAATTTTGTTCTATCTGTTACATCAAAGAAATAACCAAGTCCAACAACATTTTCTACTTTCGCATCAATTGCTGCATGGTTTGCAAAAGATGTATCATAAAAATTTGCTAACTCATAAAGATTATATGGCGGTGTAATAACATCAAAAATTCCATAACCATTTCTATAAACAGTTCCAGGATTAATTGTTTTAGATCCAGCACCATTTATTCCCATGGCATCTGCATTAGCAGAGTCTAAGTATGCTAGGCTATTTTGATCAACATTTTGAATAGACATATACTGTGGATCATTTGGACCAATTGCTTTTGATACCCTGGCTGCACGACGTTTAAAGTTATTATCTAATCCACCTAAATTTTTTAACTCTTCCCAAGATTTATTAAAAACATCATGGGATTCAAATTTATTTGTTTCACGATCTTCGCTATTTAAGGAAGCGGAAATATATTCATAACTCTCATCATTAGGCATCAAAGACATCCCTTCCATGCTTATCAAGTGTATCTTGTGCTGCTTTCCAAGCACCCAAGTCGTTTCTTGATGGAATTAACCCTTGAAGCATTCTATCTTTTTGTTCTGAATGTTCTTCATCTGATATTCTTGTTAATCCTGGAACAAAAACGGCATGTCCCGTACCATCATCACCATAATAAATTGCTGCCTCTTTAATTTTTTTAAGTTGCTCTTGGTCATCTTTTTTTGATTCTATATTTAATACATTTCCTTCACCATCGGTAAACCATTTACCGTTTGATTTTTTCCAGACATACAAGCCCCAGTCATAGTTTTTTTCAATAACTCTTCTTCGTACATTTCCAACAATAGGTTTACCAGTTTTTTGATTAATTAAAGGATTCATAACCACTAGTATAGCAGATTATAGTGGAATTTGCACAGATGATGACCAAGATACATTAGAATAAGTCCTTATTTTATCAGCATCTATTACTAGTCCTTCTGAGTCATCAATAATTATTTTATTTGATCCCATATATGTATTGTATATATCTGAAGGATTAATAGAATATGCTTCTTTTGATGAAAAAATCAAAACATTTTCCCATATATATGAGTTTTTCCAGAATTGCCAGTCTAACTCTAAGCCTCCTGTGGTTTTAACGTTAAACCAAGGCCTTGTAATTTGGCTTTCAATTTCTTGTAAATTACTTGCTTGATACATACTAATATTATTAAATACAAAATTATCATTTAGTGTTATTTTTCCAATAAAATAATTATAATTTAAAGAATTTGAAAAAGTTATTCCAATAACATTCCACTCTCTTGCAGTCAATACTGGTTCTGTAACAAGTTTTCCATTTAAATAAAAAGCAAGTCCATTGTATATTTCACCAGTACTTTGTTTTCTTGCGTATATTTTTGCCCTATTTTTTTGCAAACTGTTTGCTACTATATAAAAAATAATAGTATCATTTTTGTATTGTATTTTAAATAGTTGTTTTGGAACATCTGAAAAAGTTTCATAGTCATACATAAGCCAAAGTTGCACTGCATTAATTTTATAACTTGCAGCATTTTCTGAATTTACTGGAATTGCTATTCCTCGTTCTAGTTTTATATCATTTACAGGTTTTAACTCTATTCCAGAATTTTTAGTTAAATATAAATATGGTGTGCTTTTTTTATAAATGCTTACTGGGTTATTGTTTTTGTAATCATAATATAATCCACTTTTTTTGTATGGAAAAATATTAATTCCAAATCTAGTTCCAATAGGATTAAAAGAATTATTATTTAATGCCTGTGAAGAAATTTCTAATTTTCTTAAATTAATTTGTTTTGTTGTTGTTCCTTTATTTTTAAACTCTACACTATAAACAATTGCTAATTTATTAAAATCAATAGATTTTGGCGGATATATAATTGTATTATCAACAACCTCAAACTTAGTTGTTTCCCAACCAGTATAGTTATCTACATAAACTACTTTATTTTTGTCTGCTAAAACAGTTGTTGTAAAATTTTCATCTAACAAGTTTGATCCATTTTCAATATACTGAAATGTAATAAAAGATCTAACTTCTGAATTAATAGTATCTAAAACTTCATTTTGACCATCTATTACTGTTTTTGCGGATGAAGGAAATCCAATATTGAATTGTAAAAAGTCTAAAGAATAATATTCATTGCCAACATCATTTTTAACATTTTTTGCAAAGTATGAAAGAGGTAGATAATCTTCCCATCTACCATAAGTCTCAATATCTAAATAATATTGTCCATATTCTACTTCAGGAAAAATGGAATAACTTGCTAAATGTAGTATAAATTCTTCTGACATTTCTAGCATTGCTATTCCATTATCTAAATAATGCATATTCATCATAGATGTATTAAATGATGTACATTGTCCAAATTTATAAATTTTTCCAGTAAATGTTTGAGTTCCACTTTCATCTCCACCAACATACATTTTTAAACCATTTCTATTTCCAAAAAATGAAGTTATGTTTTCACCAAAAGATTCAGATAATAATTTAATATTTATTCCAACAACAAACTTTTCTCCAACTACAAAAGGATTACTAGTATATATTTCTTCCTCACTGCCATTGTATGTTAAGTAGTAATGAATTTCATTTCCATCTTTTTTAATAGTAAAAAAATTTCCAGTTAATGTATTATAAACTTTTATAAGTATTTGTTGTGATACATCATTTTCATCAATTTGAAAAACACCAAAAAATGAATGAACCTCATCATTTAAAATATTAAATTTAGGAAAGTTAAAATAACAATTTACATCATTCCATGTTTCATTTGGCCTAAACGTAATAAATTTATCTTGTTCTGTTTGCAATTCTTTACAATCATTATATAGTTGTTGTTTATTTTTTGTATCAATAAATATTTCTGGCAATCTGTATTGTGAATTACTTAATGATGAAAGATTAGTAGTAAGATTATCAAAATTGCCTTGTTCCCATTTTGCCATATCTGGGTATGTATAGTTTGCAACATAATTTGAAAAAGGATAATCAATATATGTTGATGATCCGTTATATGATGAATCTATTTTTTCTGATGAAGTTACTGCCTGTCCATATGCCCATCTACGTTTTGCAACTGGAATTGGAACATTGTATGAATAAATAGAAACACAATCAATTTCAAATGGTGTTGTATCTGTTGTTGAATAAAAACCTAGCCAGTCTTGGCTTTTTCCTTCTGCATTTAATATATCAGGCAATTGAAGGCTAGCAGTATCAATTAAAAAAGAAATTACTTCTTCTCCATTAAGCAATACAGATATAGAATTTTTAATTAATCTAATATTAACAAGCATTGGTCTAGACCACTCTGCTACAAAGTGTGATTTAAATCTTTCACCTACGACTAAAGTTAAAAATCCAGACTCTACATAAATTCCATCATTTGACGCTATTGGACCAAAGATCCTCACTGGATCTATGGTATTACAACTTACTTTCATCCAAAATTCAACAGTGTAATCGTTATACTGTCCTGCTTTATTTAAAAATCCTTTTCCAGGAAAAATAACAGATGGCAAATTTTCATTTGGTAATAATTTGGTAATGTTTGAAGCGCCATAAACTAATGGTATGCCAGAATTTCTTCCAAGAATAGAATTATTAGAAACAAAATAATATGCATTATCTGTTGCTAGTTGATATTCTTTTGCTTCAATTACATCAGATGTTGGTAAGGCTATGTCTGTTGGTAATGTTGTAGTTTGTACTCCTAAAGAAACTGAGTTAAACTCTTCTGACCATTGTCCAACAGTCATTCCATTAAAGTAAACTTTATAGTCGTCGGGAGTTCCACCACCTGGATAAAATTTTAATTTTATTATCATTTTAAATTCTACATCTATATTTAAAAGTTCAAAAGTATTAGAAATAAAAGACCATTGTTGATAAATTGAAGTATTGAATGATTTTGTGTTTTGAATAATTTCAGATGTAACTGGATCAATATATTCATAACCAATTTGAATTTCTTCTAAATAAACACTATCTGAATAAAAATAAGTAGAAAGTGCTATAGTTCCAAGTGACATATTCAAATCAGAAAAGTTTGCTAAATTTGGACTAAAGGCATATAAATATAAACCAGATGTTGCTGGAACGTCAGATATCAATCCAGTTACTATGCTATTTTGAAAAGGAGCAGCAGAATCAGTAATTGCTGGAAGAGAACTACCACCAGTTCCATTCCAAAGCGTACCAATATCTCTTTGTTCTTCAGTAATCAAACTTATGTAGTCAGCAGAATCATCCAAAGCCCAAAGTGCAAGTGGGTGCTCTGCATATACTTTTTCTGCGTATGAGTTGGATGGAGTTGACATATATCCTAATTATAGCAGGCTAAAAATTAATATAACTTAATCTCGCAAGCATCGGTTGAGCAGTATGCCTCACCTTGTGCTTCAAGATTTTCTACTCCATCATAAATAGCAGACCAATCAATTTTACCAATTGTACCTACATAAGAGTTATATTCTTCTCTTGTTATTTGAGTATATGGCTGTTGTGGGTATGTTTTATTACCCATCGGCAAAAATGAAACCGCTTTAAGTTCTCCCTCATAAAGATGAAGTGCTGGAGCAATATGTTTAGTTTCTGTTTCTTTATCAAATGATAGTGTTACAGATACGCCATTGTCAGACCAATATTTTTGAGCAGTTGCTGCAAGTCCAATCTTTTCAAACAAACTTACATCTTTTTCAGAGCGTGGATGTCCTGATGCTACTGGAAAATATACTACAGATGTATTTGCTGATACTAAGTCTAGTTCAATTTTATATCCCGCTGCTTTAAATAAATGCATCATTGGATCAGTATTTCCAAAACGAATAGCACGAAGATAGAACTCACCACCTGGTCCCCAGTGAACTCCTGGAGTTGCACCAGATAGGAGTGAAACAGAGCCTGATGGTTTAACTGTTGTTACACGAATTGATTCACGAACACATAGCCATTCAGAGTATTTCTTGTCATAATGACGAATTTTATTGTATCCAGAATCCATCCAATCACGCACTGCAGGCATGCCCTTAGTATCTGCAAAAGATGCAATACCTGTCAGAGATGTTCCAATTCGACGATTGCGTTGCATAATTCCATTTGTGTTTTGCCAATGTGTTGGCATAAGCGTTACAGTTTTTCCATAAAGATATGCAAATTTTAATGTGCGGATAAAGTCTTCTTTATCTTCATGTCGATTAAGGTGAACTTCTACAAGAGTACACAACTCATATGATTCAAGTGGTTGTTCTGCACAAGGATTAAATCCCATTACACGATAATCTTTTCCATCTGCAGGATCTGCAAGACGACCAAAATTTCTTGCAACATCTAACCAAATAAATCCTGGCTCTCCATTATCTGCGATTAAATCAACATAGTCTTCATATTTTGTACCAACTTCAGCAGCAATAGAATTATTACTCATCCATGCCCATCCTGGATTTTCTGAATCGTAGGAATTTCGTTCTGGAAATACTTCTGGATTTTTAAGATTAATAAAACCTTGATCTTCTGGTGTTCCAAGAGCAAGCGTTGCAGATCTACGAACATTTCCAGATACAACACAAGTTCCAATTAAATTAACAATATCTACAATTGCACGAGAGTCTAACTTTTCTCCAACTCTAGATCCAATTACTTTACGGATTCTATTATGTAAATCCATTAATGGCTGAGGTCCGCTTGCCACCCCACCAAACCCCTTAATAGGAGAACCAAGTGGTCTAATTAAAGAATAATCAAACTCTTGAATTGCTTGATTTTGACGTAAATAAGAGTTTATTAAATATCTTACAGACTCTACCCAACCCTCACGAGTATCAGGTATTTCATAGGTCACTGAAGGCTCTGTAGGGCCATAAATAGGCATTTCCTTATCTTGACCAAGGGTATCAAATCCAACCCCAATACCCAGCATTAATGCATCCATTACCCAAGCAAAAAGGGCACCTGGATCATTTCTATCAATATCACGAGTTGAAACCATAGCACAATTTTGAAGAGATGCAGAGTTACGTTTTTCCATAGTCATAGGTGTACCAAATGCCCAAAGGCCACGACCTGGTGGTGTCCACTTTAATTCAAACATTCTTTGAAAGGCTTCTTGTGCAGACTTCTGGGCTTTATTATCATTCCATGGCAGTCTATTTTCTTTAGCATGGTTTTTTTGAACTGAGTACATACCCTCAATTACACGCTTGCAAACCTCATGCCATCTTTCTTTTGTTCCATTTTCCTTCATTCTGGAATATGTTCTAATAAAGGTAATCTCTCCAAGTGAGTTTGATCCTGCATCGGAAAAACCAAATGGTGCTGGAATTGTGCTATATTTATTTACAAACTCATCTGATAAACTAAAAGAAAAAGTATCTGACATTATATTTTTTGCCTTTCTAACTAAAAAATAAAAGAGTACTTCATAAATTTAGAAGTACTCTCTTATTGTAGCATAGAATTTAACACATTAAAAATTGTTTTTAAGCACAAACATATAAGTATAAAGGTATAGTTGAAGATTAGAACTTCTTAATTTTAAAAGTAGTCTCAAATAATAAGACAAGTACTTTTATTTTTAGTAAGCACCCATTACAAGTTTAACTTCATCTGCTCCACCGCCACCTGCTGATGCAGCCCATTGAACTCCACTTCCAGTTGATTGAAGAACATATCCTGAAGTTCCTGCTGAACCACCTGCTGTAACAGTTCCAGTTAAAGTAATATTATTTGATGTAGCACTATTAATTGTTGGAGATGTAAGAGTTTTATTTGTTAAAGTTTGTGTTCCTGTAAGTGTTGCTACCGTTGAATCTATAGCAATTGTAACTGCTCCAGAGCCTGTGTAAGAACTTCCTGAAAGTCCAGTTCCAATTGTAAGAGCATTTGGATTGGCTGCAGTGATTGTAATTGCTGCTGAACCATCAAAGTTGGTTCCATTAATTGCTCTTGCTGTTTGAAGTGTGGTTGCAGTAGAAGCATTTCCTGTAAGTGCTCCTGTAAATCCTGTTGATGTTACAGATGTAAGACCTGCAATTGTTGTAACTGTTGCTCCAGAAGCAATTGAAGTTGAACCAAGTGTAGGTGCTGAATATCCTGAAACAGTTCCCCAAGAAAGTGTTCCCGATCCATCTGTTGTAAGATATTTGCCTGAGTTAGATGTTTGTGATGGAAGCAATGCTGCTGCTGCAGTAGATGCAGTAGTTGCGCCTGTACCACCATTTGCAATTGGGAGAGTTCCAGTTACACCAGTAGTTAAAGGCAATCCAGTTGCATTAGTAAGAGTTCCCGAAGCAGGTGTACCAAGTACTGGAGTTGTCAAAGTTGGAGATGTTAATGTTTTATTTGTTAATGTTTCTGTTCCTGCAATTGTTGCAAAATCTGCATCAGTAACCGCTGTATTAAATTGTGCAATTGTTCCTGATACTGTATTTGAGCCAAGAGCAACTGTTTTATTTGTAAGTGTTTCTGTGGCATCTTTTAATGCTGTTCCATTTACATAATATGACTTACCTGAAGCAAGATCTATGTGTTCTGATGAAGTCCAAGCAGAAGTTGCATTAACCCAGTTAAATGTTTTATTTGTAGTGCCGTTTACAGTAATACCAGCGCCATCGGCAGTAGTATTTGTAGGTGTTGCTACATCTGCAAGAACAATATTTTTATCTTCAATAACTAGGTTAGTTGAGTTAAGGTTTGTTGTTGTACCGTTAACAGTTAAATTACCAGATACTGTTAAATCTGCTGCTGATAGAGTACCTGTAAATGTTGGGGAAGCAAGATTAGCCTTTAAAGCAAGTGCTGTTGTTGTTGCTGAAGAAACTGGTTTATCTGCATCTGCTGTATTATCAACAGAACCAAGTCCCACCATAGTTTTTGTAACACCTGAAACTGTACCTGTAAATGTTGGTGAAGCAATTGGAGCATAGGTAGTTGCTGCTGTTGCAGATGCTAACTTAGCATCAAGTGCTGTCTGAGTAGCAGTTGAAACAGGCTTATTGGCGTCAGAAGTATTATCTACGTTACCAAGTCCTACGTGGGTTTTTGTAACACCAGATACTGTACCTGTAAATGTTGGGGAAGCAATTGGTGCTTTAAGATCAAGTGCTGTTTGCTGTGCAGTCGATACTGGTTTAGCAGTATCTGCAGTGTTATCTACAGAACCTAGTCCAACCATTGACTTAGTTACGCCTGAAACTGTACCAGTAAATGTGGGTGATGCTGTTGGTGCTTTAGCATCTATTTGAGTTTGAATTGCAGAAGTGACTCCATCAAGATATCCAATTTCAGTATCAGAAACGCCAGTTACTCTTAGTTGAATATTTGTTGTATCTACTGTAATTGTATTAGCAGCGTCATTATATGTTAATCCAGTGCCTAACATTCCTCCAACTGCATCTTGTGCTGCTTCTGTAAAATCTGAAATTGTTGATGCTGCTTGTGATCCAGTGTGGTTTGCACGAGCAAGTGGGTCTGTTGCTAACTTAGATAATGCAATTGCTGCTGAAGCATTAATATCTGCATTCAAGATAGTTCCATCAAGAATCATTGTTGATGTAACTGTTCCTGAAGGAAGTGTTACAGTTCCTGTAAATGTTGGGGAAGCAAGATTAGCCTTAAGATCAAGTGCTGTTTGGGTTGCTGTAGATACGGGTTTATTGGCATCTGTTGTATTATCAACGTTAGCAAGACCAACATCTGATTTTGTAATTCCAGTTGGTGTATTAATTACTGGAGAAGTTAAAGTTTTGTTTGTAAGAGTTTGAGTATTAGTTGTTCCTACTACTGCGCCTGTAGCACCATGTGCTGCTGATAGGTTTCCATGTGTTGTAACATCTGATGTTAGTGCTACAGTTCCAGTTGTATCAGGGAATGTAATTGTTCTATCCGCAGTAGGATCAACTACAGTAAGTGTAGTTTCAAATGCATCAGCAGTAGCACCTTCAAAAATTATTTGATTATTAACATTAATTGCATTACTATTAACCGTTGTTGTTGTTCCATTTACTGTTAAATTTCCAGAAAGTGTTAGATCTGCTGCATTTACTGTACCTGTAAATGTAGGTGATGCTAGTGGTGCCTTAGCGTCCAAGGCTGTCTGTGTTGCTGTTGAAACAGGCTTTGCTGAATCTGCTGTATTATCAACTGATCCCAAGCCTACCATTGTCTTTGTAATACCCGCTACAGTACCTGTAAAAGTAGGTGAAGCAAGATTAGCCTTAAGGTCAAGTGCTGTTTGAGTAGCAGTTGACACTGGTTTTGCAGCATCTGTTGTATTGTCTACGTTTGCAAGACCAACATGAGTTTTTGTAACACCTGAAACTGTTCCTGTAAATGTTGGGGAAGAAAGAGGGGCTTTAGCAGCAAGATCTGTTGTAAGACCTGAAATTTTAGATTGGGCAATTGCTGCAGAAGTATTAATATCTGCATCAACAATTGTGTCATTAGCAATCTTTGCTGAAGTCACTGCAGAGTCTGCAATGTCTGATGTAGCAATGGTTCCATCTGCAATCATTGTTGATGTGACAGTTCCAGAAGGAAGAGTTACTGTACCTGTAAAAGTAGGGGATGCAAGAGGTGCTTTTGTACCAAGTGCAGTTGAAACTGTAGTAAAGAATGCTGGGTCATCATTAATTGCAGCAGCAAGTTCATTAATTGTATCTAGAAGCCCTGGTGCTCCTTCAATCATCTTATCAATATCAACAAAATATGCTAAATCTACCCAGTGATTTGTACCATCACCAATTTTAAACTTGCCAGTGTCGCTTTCAAAACCAATTTCGCCAGCACCTAGAATTGGGCCAGCACCTTCATTAAGAGAAATCCACTGAGCAGCAGTACCTCTTCGCTGTTGCATTCTTATTGCCATAGTTAGTTCCTCCGTAGATTAGTAATTAGATTATACCAGATTTTAGGCAAAGTTATCCATTGAGATTCCGCCATCCCATGTTTCTGACCAAAGAACTGAATTGTAAACTCCTGTTTCAATAAAGGCTCCTGGTTCATTATATGTCCCAGCCTCAACAAATATACTTGTCAACATTCCATTACCACCAATTGATGTGTCATGAATGTGATCCTGTAAAAATTCTGCATCTTGTATGTTTGCTACCGCTGACCACTCAGAATTATAAAAAACATGTAATCTTCTCATTGGTATATCAAAATACATTTGTCCATCAACTGGGCTGGCTGGAGCAGATGTTAATGGAGCAAAAGTTATTGGTTTATTATCAACATAAAGTTTTGTTGCTGCGTGTGAGTCAAGTGTAGGAGTTCCTACTGTTACTGCACCACCAAAAGATCCACCAGATGCAACGGATAACCCATTTTTTACTTTAAAATCTTTGTCAACCGTTGCCATCTAGCGTCTCCTTATAGTTAATTATGCTTTGATGTAAGTCTTGCTTACCTTAACAGCAGTACCTGCTGCTGCAGCAGTTACCTGTAGAAGAACATCTCCTGCAGAATAAACTGCATTTGTTGTTCCTAGTTCGCCATTGCTTTGTACATCAGCGTATTCTGTTACATAAACATTGTTTGATCCATCTACTGCAACAAGCATTTCAATTACTTCAATGTCGCTGCCTTTTTTCATTTGGATAACATATTTAGCAGCAGTGTATGTTGATGCTGAGAATGTATCAATTGTTGTTGCTGATGTTCCAGCAGTTGCTGTTGCAGATCCTGTAATAGAATCAGCAAATCCAATAGATGTTGCAAGTGCTGCACCAAGAGTTGGTGTAACAAATGTTGGGCTATTAGTAAATGCTACTGTTGAAGATCCTGATTCATCAGTTAATGCTGCTGCAAGATTTGCTGAAGATGGTGTTGTAAGGAATGTGGCTACGCCAGTTCCAAGACCAGTAACATCATTTGCAATTCGAACTGAAAGTGTATTATCTGCACCATTAATTGTCTTATTTTTAAGAGTTTCTGTAACTTCTTTAAGAACTGTACCATTTAGGTAATATGCTTTACCAGAAGCAAGGTTCATGTGCTCAGAAGATGTCCAAGCATCAGTTGCATCTACCCAGTTAAAAGTCTTGTCTACAGCACCCTTAAGAGTAATACCACCACCATCTGCTGTTGCATCTGTTGGAGTTGCTACGTTACCAATTGTAATATTTTTATCTGTAACTAGAGTATCTACTGTATTAATTGTAGTTGTTGTACCATTAACGGTTAGATCCCCTGAAAGAACCAAAGATGTACCAGTTGCTGCACCAATATTTGGTGTTACAAGTGTTGGTGTATTAGCAAAAACAAGTGCTCCAGTACCAGTTTCATCTGAAATTACTCCAGCAAGTTCTGATGATGAAGTTGCAGCAAAAACGCTCAACTTATTATTTGTAAGAGCAACAGTACCTGTAGCATCTGGGAAAGT